CTGATACGCCGACTGATAACTACAGCACAGCTAATCCGCTATCGCAGCTTGGGACATCTCCTTGTGCTTCTACTTTTAGCGACGGCAATTTGACTATTGCGTTAGCTACCGGCTCAAACCATTCGGGTTTCCGCAGCACCATTGCCGTCGATGCGTCTGACGACACCTATATGGAAATAACATATAACACCCACACAGGGGCAGGGCTTGAACTAGGTATTGTGTCTCCAAATGTGTGGGCTTCAAATGGTTATGTATCCAGCATTAACTCTTCATATCCGGGGGATGCTTACGGTTATCGGAATGACGGTCAAAAAATGGCGGATGGCTCTATTTCTGCGTATGGCGATAGCTTTACAGCGGGAGACGTTATCGGTATGCGTCTTAATGCTGGAGCATTGTATTTTTACAAAAATGGAACAATTCAAAACAGCGGCACGGCACTCAAAACGGGGCTGACAGGAACGTGGAATTTTGGGGCATCTCACCGCAATAATACGGGCGGCACTGAAAACATTACGTTGAATTTTGGTCAGTCTACTTTTGACAATTTACCTACAGGTTCTGCTGGTTGGTCCACCTCCAACCTGCCCACACCTGCAATCAAGGACGGCTCGGCCTATTTTGCAGCCGAAACCTACAGCGGCAATGGCTCGACGCAAGAGATCAACTTTTCGGGCAACAGCACGTTTCAGCCCGACATGGTTATTTTGAAGGAGAGGAATGGCACTCGGGTTTGGACGCTTTACGACATCATTCGAGGTGCAACCAACTACCTGCAACCGAGCCAGCCAGACGCAGAAAGCTCAAATGCGTCGAGCCTATCCAGCTTTGATGCTGACGGCTTCACGCTTGGCTCTGCGCCGTTCGTGAACAACAGCGGCAACACATACATTTCGTATTCGTTCCTTGCGTCAAATACGACTGCAAGCAACACGGATGGGGATATAGCCAGTACGGTGAGCGTCTCCGCGACTGCGGGCATATCCATCATAAATTTCACGGGCAATGGTTCGTCCGGCCAGACAGTCGGTCATGGACTTGGCGTCACGCCTACAACGGTGCTAATTAAACCAGTCACCGGAAGCGACAACTGGCTCATTAACAACTGGGCCGCTGGTGTCACACCGTTCAGCGAAAAATTCAAATGGAACGCAAACGAGGCTGCGTCCAGCACAGGCACGTCACAAGTTTATGCGGCTAACTCAACCACGTTTACGGTTGGCTCTGATCCCAACGTGAACGGCAGTGGCACAGAGTATTTTGCGGTCGCGTTTGTCGAGGTTCCCGGCTTTCTCCGCCTCACGAGCTATCAGGGCAATGGAAGCTCGGACGGGCCTTTCATCAGCCTGGGCCACAAAAGCAGGCACTTCTGGATTAAGGAAGAAAGCAGCGCCGACGATTGGGTGGTCTATGACACGGCGCGCGATACCTTCAATGTGACGGGGCAAGTGCTGCGCTGGGACAGCCTAGCCGCTGAGTTTGACGGACGCGGCGGATCACGCGATGTGGACGTACTGTCTAACGGCCTGAAGATTAGAACCTCAAACGCGACAATCAATGGCTCCGGTGTGACGTATGTGGTGGCTTCATGGGGCGACCCCTTTGGCGGCGCAGGCGTCGCCCCGGCAACAGCGCGATAGGAGAAAGACAATGTGGACTTTGAACGGTCGAGTGATCCGCGAGGGCCGTGCCTTCGTTGACGACAACGGCGTGAAGCACCCTGCTTCGTGGGGGACATATGAGGCCAGCTACAAGGCCAGCATTGGCCTCGTGGAGGTCACTGTCGAAGCCAAGCCTGATGAGCGGTTCTACTGGGTCAGCGGGCCAGACATCACAGGTGCGTACACCTCTACGCCGCGTGAACTTGAGGACCGTAACGAGGTTGACGAGAACGGTGATCCGCTGCTGGACGAAGATGGCAACCAGATCGTGACCCCAGGTCTCAAGTCGCAGTGGATTGCTCGCACCAAAGAGACGCAGGGGTCGCTGCTCGCGCAGACCGACTGGGCGTACATCCGGCAGCAAGACACTGGCACGGCTGTACCTTCCAAGATCCAAACGTACCGCACTGCGGTGAGGCTAGCGGCCGGGGTTATTGAAGGGGAGATCGCAGCGTGCGCGGACCTCGACGCCTTCAAAGCGTTGTTCGTCGCGCCGACCAATGCCAATGGCGACCCGACCGGCAACGCGCCCATCCACAATTGGCCGGATCCAATCTAATGCGGCGCGCCATTCTTGTCCTGGGGCTGCTGGTTGCGACGCCGGCTGCCGCACAAGAAACGGCGTGTGTCGAGGACGAGAGCGCAATGAAAGAGGCGGCGCGCACCGCGAATGAGGAGCTGGCGCTCGAGCTTGAGACAGTCGGCGGCACTCCCCTTCGCCTCTTTGTCTCGCGCCACACATGGACCGTCTGGTTTGAGCGCAACGGTAAATGGTGTACCGCGCCGAGCATGATGGGTGCGATTAAGAGGCCGGACCAAGCATGATGGATGGAGCCATCGACGTTCGCCTCCTGATTACATTAGGGGGAATCCTCGTATCCGTGGCGAGTGCTATGGGGGTCATAAAGGCGTCCGTGAAACAAATTACCGCTACGCTCGAGGACCTCGAATCTCGCCTTCGCTCCTTAGATCGGCGCCTCGATCAGCTCGAGGTTCGCGCCGAGACGACACAGGGGCGGCTCACGATCCTCTCCAATATGTCATCCCCGGAGAACTTGCGCAGGGATCACATGGCTATGGCGTCTTTAACCAGTGCTGTGGAGCAGCTCCGCAAGGACACCGACCATCTGATTCACATCCACAATTCGCGACACATACCCGTCGCTAACGTGAGGCACGCCGAATGATACAATTACTCGGACCAATTATCGGCCTTGCGTCGTCGGCGCTCGAGGGCTGGCAAGACAACAAAAAGCAAAAGACAGCAATCAAAGCGGCGCAGGCCGAGGCGCAGATCAAGCGCATCGAGCGCGCGGCCGAGGCTGATACGGACTACGACCTCGAGGCGCTACGCCAGACGCAATACAGTTGGAAAGACGAGTATATCGTCATCGTTCTGACGGCCCCGTTCATCGCGTCGTTTATTCCCGGGGTACAGGATCACGTTCTGGCCGGCTGGGAATATGTGCAGCAGGCACCGGACTGGTACCAATACAGCTTCATGGGCGCAGTCGCCGCGTCACTCGGGATTCGCTGGGCCTTCAAGTTTTTCGGCGGTAACAAGTGACGGCCGTTTATGACATCAACGGGATTGCCGAGGCGCTGCGCGACGAGGAAGGATACGAGCGCTTCGCGTATGAGGATCACCTCGGGTACGTCACCGTCGGGATAGGCCGCTGCCTGGAGCCGGGCCGTGGCTATGGCATCGACGAGGAGGAGGCGGAATATCTACTGCGGCGCGACATCGGGCGCATGGCCGAAGCCTGCGAAAAGTCGTTCAGCTACTGGCACGATGTCTCGATGAATATCCGCGAGACGGTCATCATGCTTTGCTTCCAGATGGGCGTCGCCGGGTTCCAACGCTTCGCCAAAACCAACCGGGCAATATCTCAATCCGATTTCGATCTAGCGGCGAACGAGCTGCTGAACAGCAAGTTTGCGCAACAGACACCGGCTCGAGCTGAGCGCATGGCTGAAAGGCTTCGCGCCGGGTGAGGTTCCCGCGCCACGTTATCGGCGATCTATGCGAGGCCATCGCGGTCAAGGAGCTGACAGCGCGCGGCTACGCAGTATTCACTACGACGCAGGCGCACTGCCCCATCGACATCATCGCGGTGGCGCCCGGCGGCGAGGTTCTGATGCTTGATATTAAGGCTGATCGCTTTCGCACGAACCCTGACCGCAAGAAGCCGTCTCGAATCCATCGCAAGCTATCAGATCAGCAAAAGCTCCTCGGTGTCCGCATGGCCTATGTCAACGAGGACACCGAGGAGATGCACATCACTGGTTTATCAGAGTGATCGAGCGCGCGGCGCCTGGACGATATTCAAGATGGCCGCGCTCCTGTAACGCCCGCACCTTATCGTGAATGTTTCCCAAAGATTTAATTTCCATCGCGTCGGCCAGCTCGACATAGCTCGGTGAGTAACCATGCTCGTCGATATAATCGCGGATGATTTTCAGCAGGTCGGCCTGCCGCTTGGTTAAGCCCAACGTCATAGCGTCAGCTCCTTTACGCGTAGGGATTTGGCTCGAGCTGCCGGCTTCGCCTCAACGCTGTAAGCCTTGCGTGGGCCAGTCATCGGCCACGACACCTCGGCGAACACGACGCCATCGTCATCCTTGGCCAAGCCGCCCGGGTGCATCCCGATAAAGTCCATCAGCCGCGTCGAAATTTTATCGGCCAATTCGCGCGACGCCTTCTCGGCCGCTTTTGCGGCGATCAGATCCATCACGAGCTGCGAGTGCTCGCCGTCGAAATCAACCGGCGGCAGATCGTTCTCAGGTTTGGCATACGCCGACGCCGCATCATTCGGGGTCAGCGCCGGATACCAGTCCGTCACGCCCTGCGTCGTGTAGAGCTCCATGCGCGCATCAAAGTCGATCACATCTTCTCGGATCTTTGCCTGCATCGCGGCGTCCGGGCCGGTCAGATAGATCCGCAGCTCGGTCCCCTGATACAACGTGAAGATGGCGGCCCACTGATAGCCGCTGCACATCATCAACCCCTGGACCTGCACGGGGCCACGGTAGGCGGCTGGCGTATCCATGGGCCCAACCCTCGTCAGCTTCGCTTCAGCTACTCCTGGGCCGTCCAAGGTCACGCTAGAGCCGCCTAAGACATAGATGCCGGCTGCCGGGTCGTGCTCGATCACGCGACCGTCGCCTTCGAGGATCCCGTCCATCGAACCCTGCAACGGGAGGTCTTTACAATCGAACCGCTCGAGGACGCGCGTATTGATTGCAAGGCCGAGGCGCGCGGCGCCTTCGTCGAGGATTGTGTCCTCGAGCTTGTTGCCCCAATGCGCCGCCTCGCCGGCCGGGTCACGGTCCTCGCGCGGATCTCGTCCAGCCTTACTCGCATCCCAGGCGCGCGTTGATTTGAGCAGCTCGTCGTTTGGCGAGCTCCACGGAGACATGCCGAACAGTGCTGGCAGCCGTGAGCACGACATAACGTGATCGTCGCTGAGCTTCCCGATGACCTCGCTCATGCGTCACCTACGATGACGAGCAGGAAAAGCATCATAGCCATGAAGGCCGCGAACAGTGTCGCCTCAAGCAAGGTGCGCAGAGTGCTGCGAGCTTCGGGCATGACAGGCGTCGCGGTGGCGATATGCAGCGCCATAAGTTTCTGGTGGAGAGTAGCCAATTTATTTCCTCCGAGTTGGAGGAATCAGCGCCTTAGCCAGATTGCGACATGCTAACTATCTGGTACGGTTGGATTAGCGAGGCTCGGCCCGGGCCTCCAACCTTTTGCTCGATTGAGCTAACGCACTGATCCCTTTGCAGTTGACGGATTTGAGTTTAGCCAGCGCTGTCGCGCTTAGCCAATACGTTCTGGTCTAGTTCTAATTTCGCAAAGCCTTGGCTTGCTAACCGGGGTCTGTTGACCTTCCGCGTATATGTCGCGGCCTGCTTCGGCGACGACCAGCCGAACATAGCCATGAGCTCGTTCTCGGTTGCGCCGGCTTCCGCAGCAAATGTCGCAGCCGCCTTACGAACGCCATGAGCTGTAAGCCCCGGTTCAAGGCCAGCGATGCGACAATCCTTAACGAAGCGCTGGGCCAAAGATTTAACAGACCAGCCATGTCCGCGCGTGGTTGTGAGGAAAACCAGATCGCCGGTCGGGCTTGCGTCGATTGCGTCGCGCAGCGGCCGGAGGATCGGGATGACGGTCGGCGGCTTGCCGTAGCGCTCGCGGCCTTTCGTTTCGTAAAACTCGAGAAACCCGTCGTGCTCGTGCTGCGGGCCGAGGATTGCGGCGTCGCTAATTCTGACGCCGGTATATAGTAGTAAGGCAAGCCGAAGGTGCTCGCGAGTGCCGTGCCCCCAGCGTTGGAAGTAAGCGGCGACATCATCCCGCGTCCATGTGCGATGGCCGTCGGGGTTTGTGCGTAGCTGTTTCTTAACTTCGACAACGCGGCGATCTCGCGCGACGTTAAGCTCGAGGTGGCCACGGCTGACTGCGTAGTCCAGCAGTCCGCGAAGCGCTTTAAGGCGCTGGCGCGCTGCCTCAGGCTTACCACGATCAGCTTTCTCGTCAACGAGCCTGATGACATCTTGCGGCGTGAGCTTGCGGTAATCGTCGCGCGCGATTGCGGGCAGGAACTGCTCGAGCACGTTGCGTCGAGCTCGCTGCGTTGATGGATGCAGCTCGGTAAACCCGTGCCAGGCGTAATACTGCGAGGCGAGCCAGCGGAACGTGTGCCGAGCTGCCTCGTCGTCGCCTGGGCCAACGAGCTGCTCGAGCGCGGCGGCGTACTCGGCGAAGAACTCTGGCGTTCCTTCGTCGGCGTAGAGCCGGATGCGCTCGGCTGACCCGCGCCGAACATAGATATACGCTTTGCCATTAACTGACTCTCGCTTGAGATATGGCAGCTTCGTCATGTGTCTGCCTCGTTCATGTCAGTAAGCATTGCGGTTCCGTTGCGGCGCATCTAGTGAAACGTGTTTCATTTTGCATGGAAACGCGTTTCACGATTTTCCCGTTTGTTGCTCGATGTTAGCCGGCTTGCTGCGCGCGACGTTCCAGACGTGCAGCGAGTCCGCGAAATCCTCTAATTCGGTCAGGCTAAGAAGGCCCTCGACCCGCCAGAAATAGAGCTCGAGGCTTGCGTCGGTCAGGCGCAGATCTATCGTAATCAGATCGCGTTCAAGCGCGTCACGGTAGAGCTTACGAACGAACGGCGGGCTAAATGCGAGATCACTCTGTAAGTTCGACTGACTGCGGCTTTGATCGGAAAGCGTGTAGTGCACCAGATACAGCAGCGTCGTGATGTGACTGTCGTTTTGATACCAAAAAGCATGTGCCGCGTTTTTGGCGCCGCCTGCCCTCACCTCGGCCTCCGCGCTGCGCCGAAACGCCTGTTGCGATGCGATGAATTTTGCCCACCGAAACACCACGGTTTTGCGCATCGCTTCGCGCGCTTCGAGGCGCTGCTCAGCCAGCTCCTCAGGTGATGGGAAACCGAAACGCGTTTCACTTTTGCTGATAACTTCTTTCACACCTTTAACTCCTGATAACGACGCCGCACGTTTGCGACGCTCGACAATGACCACTTCGTTATGGGCTTTCCGTTCTTGCCAATTCGTGGCGAGCCGTCTGGTTTCGTAGCGCGAGCTGGCTTCACGCCGCGCGCCTCGAGGCCCTTGGCAATCTGCTCCAAGGTGACGCAGCCATACTCCTCGAGCTCCTCGATGACCGGGCCGACGCGCAGCGCAAAATCATCTGCCGACGCCGTGACCGCCTCGCCACCAAGCGGCGCGACAGCAGCCGGGTCGGGCGCCCCCAGGACAACGCCACGCTTTTTTGCGGAGGACAGCGCGTCACGCGTCCGCTCGCTAATCACTGCGCCCTCAAGCTCGGCGATGTTGGCCATGAGTTGCAGCACGAAGCGGTTCTGGTGAGGCGACGCCATCTGCGGCACATCGCACGCAATCATCTGCACACCGCTCTCAATGATGCGCGTTAGGAACGGCAGGTTGCGCGTCAATCGGTCGAGCTTGGCCACGACCAGCGTCGCGCCCTCCGAAGCGCACAGCTCGAGCGCCTTGCGCAGCTCGTGTCTGTGGCGGTCGGTCGAGCGCTTGCCTGACTCTACTTCGGTGAACTCAGCGATCAGCTCCCAGTCGCCGCCGTTAAGGTGGGACTGCACGCGCTCGCGCTGGTCCTCGAGGCCGTAGCCTGTCGCGCCCTGCCGCTGCGTCGAGACGCGGTAGTAGGCGACATATTTACCTGAGTGTTTAGCCATATGATCCCCGGCTTTCTATTTATATTCCGGCAATGTACCGATTAGCTTTTGGAATAACAAGGCAAAGCATAAACGCTCCGATACGGTATGCCCTTGCCCTTTGCCCAGCGCACAGCGCGCTCGACGCCCCGGTTTGGGTCGCCATGCAACCAAGTGAACGCGGTGAACTCGAGGCCGTCGGCGCGGACGATCTTGATTTCGTAGGTCATGCGCGCACCGCCTTGTCGAACAGCTCCTCGCCGGTGCGCTCGTCCGTCACAGTGAGATAGGTGAAGGCGCTTTTACCTGACGCGGCGACCGCCTTCGCGATCCGATCCGCCTCGGCCAGCGCTTCGTCCGCAGCAGCGAAGGTCGATGTATTGACGACGCCATACGCGGTCCAGTTGAGGGTGAACGGTTTTTCCATACTTGCCTCCTATGCAGCGTCAATTTTGGGTAAATCAATTCGACTCAATTTATTTATCCAGATCACGTTTCGCGGCTTTAATGACTGCGGCCGCAGCGGCACGAGCCGACATCCCACGGTCAAACATATCGCCGATGCCGTCGAGCGAGTAACCGTCGCGCGCTTCGTTGCCGTCCAAGTTGAACCCGACGAGGCGCTCAACTTTCTTGATCCACACGTCCCAAGGTGTCACGACCTCGCCGTCGTATTCCTCGGCCCAAATTCGATAAAGGTTAGTCATGTCTGCCTCCTATGCAGCGATGTCGAACAACGGCAGGCCGATCAGCTCGGGCGGCATCGTTGTCTTGGGTTTTGGTTTGAACTCAATGATCTCGGCAGCCGGCGCGGGCTTGTAAGCGCCGGTCGCGACGTAGGCGTTTCGCAGCAGCCGGTAGATGGCGCGCCACTTTTTGCCGTGGCCGCTGCCGGCGGGGCCATACTTGCAGCCGGCGATCTCGAGCGCGCCGCAGTTGTAATCAATGACGTGCGCGATCTCGTGGCAGATCAGAACAGCGAGGGGTGCCAGGGCGTCGTCTGGGTCGCCGTATAAGTCGCCGATCTCGGGATCATTGGCGATGCTGCTATACTCGAACCAAGCGGCACGGCCAGCTTTGACCGGCGCCAAGCGCGCCAAGATCTTGGTCCGCTTCGGGCTCGGCCGGCTGTTGTCCCAGGCGTCTATGCGCTTGTCGCCCGGCGTCACATCCCAGCCGATGCTTTTCATGGCAATGCTGATCCACGGCTTGTAGTTTTTAATGCCGCCGTTGCTCCGACCCTTGCGATTGGCGAGGCGGACCACCAGCTCGCGCTCAAGGCTGTCGTCACACAGCCCTTCGCGCTTGGCGATGGCGAGTACGTCACAAATCATGCGGCGCACTTCGGTTTTCATGGTCACACCTCCTCAGTAACTCTTGGCGTCAACGCGCCGTTCCTCGAAGATCCCGACAATCGGCTTAAAGACGGCGAGCGCTGCTTTTTCGCTGGTCGCGTTGTTCTCGATCAGCGCCTCCTCGATTTCGTTGAGCTCCCAGCACTCGACGATGTAGTCCCAGCCGCTCTCGTAATTTTTCAGCGCGTAGTCCGCGACGTATTCGGCCAGATCTTTAGTCCTGGTCGTCATGGTCAGTACCCTCCCCGCTCAGTTGGTGTAGAAGGCGATCACGTCGCCATCGCTGCCCCGCACGAACGCCACATCACCGCCGAGCCGCGCGTCCCGGGCGTAGGTGGCGTAGTCGAAGTAGCGCCGCACGAAGTCGTTGGTTATGACGCCGGTGCCGTCCATGAAGTCCTCGGCCCAGTCGGCTTCGCTGGCGAACTCACCGCCGTAAGCCTCGAGCGCCGTCTCGATGGTGCCGGCCTCGTCCACGTTGTTGCGGTAGGCTTCGACAATCGCCTTGTCAGCGTCGTCGAGTGCCAGCCAGTCCCACAGCTCCGGCGCGATCCAGCACTCGCCGATCATGCCGCTGGGGATCCCTTCCCAATCCGTGAACATCAGCTCGGGGTCGGCCTCGTTGACGAATTTTTCGGCCGCCTCGATGAACTCGGCCTTGTCGTTGAAGCCCTCCAGGTCAAACCAGTTGCCCGTGAGGCCGTAACCGGCGTTGTATTTCCCGTAGGTCGTGACGAAAACTTTGGCCATGTCTGTCTCCTCTAGGCTGCCAAATTAAAAATGGCCCCAACTTCGGGGCCGTAATTGATTGCGTCTTTTTCCCAGCCGACCGCCTCGTCGATGGCCGCTTTCACGTCCCGCCGCCAACCCCGGGGCGCGCCGTACTCCGTGGCCCAAGCCGCGAACTCAGCCTTGGCGCTGTAGGCGTCGCCCTCGTAGGCGGCCAGCAGCTCGGCGGCGTAGTCGCTGGGGTTTTTGAAGAACTCACGCATTTTCTGGGATCCCTCCGTTTGGGTTCTGTAAACTTTCCGGTTCAGATATAGAACCGCTACGGTATCCTTACAAGACCCAATCGCTACTTTTCTGAAAAAAAATGCAGCACAAACATTTGCACCTATCCGACGACGTGTCTGAGGCGCTGGCGAAAGCCGCGAAGCTCGAGCGTCGCAGCCAATCCAGCCTGTGCGACGAGCTGCTGCGAGAGGCGCTCTCGTACCGGCTGCGCGATCAAGTCCAGACGATCCCGGCGTCGTGAGCTCAGCGTCGAAGCGCAAGGGCTCGGGCTACGAGCTCGAGATCGTGCGAGCGCATGAGGCACTCGGCATCGAGGCGGTTAAGACGCCGCTCTCCGGCGCACTTGGCGGCCGGTACTCGGGCGACGTGCAGATCGCCGGGCTCATTGGCGAGTGCAAGCGCCGGCGCAAGTCTTACTCGAGCCTCTACAACGCGCTCGAACAAGGGACCGGCAGCGACATCATGTTCGCCCGCGACGATCACCGCGAGACGCTCGTCATCATGCCTTGGGAGACGTGGGCAGCGATTCTCGGCTGGCTTGGATGGGCGAAGAAATACCCGGCGACGGGTTCCGTGGATGGCGGCTCCATCCGGCAAACTGATGAGGAAGATGAATGATCGAAACGCTTCTAACTGAGCAACAGGTCTCGGAGCGGCTTCAAGTAAGCCTGTCAACGCTGCGGCATTGGCGCTGCGACGAAACGGGGCCGCAAGCCATCAAGGTCGGCAGGCTGGTGCGATACCCGGAAACAAACCTACAGGCATACCTAGACGCCTGCCCGCAAGTCGGCGGGGAACTGAACGCGGCCAATGGCCCTAATGAGGAGGCAAACTGATGAACAATCCATTCGACGCGCTCGATAGCGGCGCAGGTGCATATTTTAGCTGGGGCAGCCAAGCCAACGCGTGGAAGATCGACGGTGCGGAGGTGCAGCTCACGGGCTTCCTGATCGACCCGGCGAGCCTCAAGACAGGCTTCGGCAAGCTCGCGACTGGCGAGGCGCCGGATTGGGTGTGGGCCGAGATCCCAGGCACCAAGATGACACCGCCGAGCGACGAGCATAAGGCGGCGGTCTATGTCGATGTCTATGTGACCGAGGCAGACGGCGCTCTGAGCGAGGGCTGGAAGCCTTGGGCCACAAATGCAGCGGCTTCGAGGACAGCTCTCAAGGCAATCTGGGGCGAGATCCACGCCGGAGCAGCCAAGAACAAGGGCAAGGTAGCCGCAGTCAAGGTGACAGGAAGCGAGTCCGTGAAGATGGGGCCGGCCACGGTGCGTGTGCCGCAGCTCGAGGTCACGGGCTTTGTTGATCGTCCCGGCGACGCAGCGGTGGAGCAGCCCTCCCCGTCCTCCGATGATGGCGACGACGATTTGTTCTAAGCGTCATGGAGGATTGGGGATCATACATCCTGCCAGCAGCCAGAGCTGTGTGGGGTGAACCGTCAAGTGTCACTGAGCACGAGGTCCGTTGGGGGACCCACGGCTCGAAGTCTGTGCGCCTCGACCGAGGCGTGTGGATGGATCACGAGACGGGCGAAAGCGGCGGCGTCGTGGACCTCGTGCGAACTCACCTGATCCCCGTGGGTGAGCGCGAGGAACGCGGCGCCGTTGCGCGTTATTTACACAGCGAGTTCGGCGCACCGCTTGATGACGCGCCGGTGGAAGATATGAGCGTGTTTAAGCCCGGGATGCAGCTCGTCGAGACGTTCTGGTACATGAGCGAACACGGCGACAAGCATCTGCGCGTCGAGCGGCATGAAGATGGCACCGGCGACAAGACTTTCCGGCAATACACGGTGCGCAACTTGGCGCCGAGCAAAGACAGCGCGTTTTACCCGGTGCCATACCGCCTGGACAAACTGCTCGCGGCGCCAGACAAGCCGATCTTCATTGTCGAAGGCGAGAAGTGCGTCCACGCGCTGGAGCAGCTCGGATTGCTCGCAACCTGCAACGCCGGCGGCGCAAAGAACTGGCATGTAAGTCTGGGCAAATGGCTCGACGGCCGGCGCGTGTTCGTCCTGCCAGACAACGACCAAGCAGGCAGCGATCACGCAGACGACGTAATTGAGAAGCTAAAGCCGTGGGCAAGCGAGATCCGACGCGTCGAGCTGCCGGGGCTCGAGCACAAGGGCGATGTGGCGGACTGGATCGAAGCCGGCGGCACGAAGCTCGAGCTCGCAGCTCTGGTCAAAAGCGCAGAGCCTGTCGCTCTGGATGACATCACGACGACGTACAAGTATGCCGACCTGACTGACATACTTACGCGCGAGCCGGCGCATTGGCTCATCCCAAACTACCTGCCGCAGTCGAGCTTGACGGCCATCTATGGCGAGCC